GCACTCGTACACTAATCCGCTTGGTGTTTAATAAGGAATTAACTAATGGCTACTATTTCTCGTTCACAACTTCTCAAGGAACTTCTTCCTGGTCTTAACGCTCTGTTCGGTCTTGAGTATAATAAATACGAAAACGAACACGCAGAGATTTATGAAGTCGAAAATTCCGAGCGTTCTTACGAGGAAGAACAAAAGCTCTCGGGTTTTGGCTTGGCTCCTGTGAAGCCAGAAGGCCAAGCTATTGAGTATGATACCGCGCAAGAAGCTTTCACTGCACGTTATGTGCATGAAACTATTGCGATGGGATTTTCGATTACGGAAGAGGCGATTGAGGATAATCTTTACGATTCTCTTTCGGCTCGTTACACTAAAGCCATGGCTCACTCCATGGCTCAAACCAAGCAGCATAAAGCCGCTGCGCTGCTTAACAATGGTTTCACTACGTTCTTTTCGGGTGATGGTGTTACTCTATTTAGCACTGCGCACCCGACTGTTTCTGGTGTTACAAACCGAAACCGTCCCGCAGTAAACGCCGATCTTAATGAGACTTCGCTTGAGCAAGCTGTTATTGATATTGCGGCTTTTGTTGACGAGCGTGGTCTGTTGATTGCTGCGCGTCCGGTTAAATTGATTGTTCCTCCGCAACTTCAGTTTGTGGCCACTCGACTGCTTAAAACTGAGTTGAGGGTTGGGACGGCGGATAATGACATTAACGCAATTCGGACTAACGGTGTCATTCCGCAAGGTTATCGCGTCAATAACTATCTTACTGATCCAGATGCGTGGTTTTTGATTACCAATGTACCGAATGGTATGAAACATTTTGTGCGCACTAAACTTCAGACGCGCATGGAAGCTGATTTTGATACAGGAAATATGCGCTATAAAGCTCGCGAGCGATACTCTTTTGGTTGCTCCGACCCGCTTGGTATCTATGGTAGTCCCGGTGCCTGATATGATTTTAGTAGATGATATGAGCTGCGTAGATTAGATATTGTTTTTTGCGGGATGATATGAGCTGCGTAAATTAGATATTGTTTTTTGCGGGATGATATGAGCTGTGTAAATTAGATGTTGTTTTTTGCGGGATGACATGAGTTGCGTAGATTAGATATTGTTTTTTGTGGAATCACATGAGCTGTGTAGATTAGATATTGTTTTTTGCGGGATGATATGAGTTGTGTAGATTAGATATTGTTTTTGCGGGATGACATGAGTTGTGTAGATTAAATATTGTTTTTGCGGGATGACATGAGCTGCGTAGACAGGTATTTTGTCCTGACGTTGCACAGACTACGTGGCCAAACCTTGTGCAAGAGGTAATACGAAATGGCTAAAACTACTTTTTCTGGACCTATTGTATCAAATAATGGTTTGCAGGTATTTGGTACCATTACTGGTACAGCGGTAACGCAGAGCACAACTGACAGCACAGCCGGTCGATTGCTGAAGGTTGGCGATTTCGGTATGGCGGGCGCCTTGAACGCGCCCAACTGTACTAACCTAGACGATAATACGCTGCGAGCGGGGTTCTACCGAACCACCGATACGGTCACCACGGCTGGCACCTGGCCGCCATCAAACCCGACGGGGTTCGGACGGGCTGGGGTGCTGATCGTCACTCGGATGGATGGCGGTTCGGTGCAGCAGATTTGGTTGTCGGTCGGCGAGGATGGGGTTTGGCGGCGGCGTTACAGTGGCGCGTGGGGGCCATGGCGGCGGATGACCACGATTCAGGGCACCGTCAGCCAGTCGGGGGGCGTGGCCACTGGCGCTATTTTTGAACGCGGGTCGAACGTTAACGGAGAATACGTCCGGTTTGCAGACGGGACGCAGATTTGTTGGGGACGGGTGCTAGATATTGCCGTCACCGAAAGTTTCGGCATTAGCGGCATGTTCCGTAGCGGCCTATTCTCGTGGACTTTCCCCGCGACATTTGTCTTGGGGACCGTCAACGGTCCAAATTTGTTTGGTCGGGTGGGAAACGGCAACGGACTGTTTGTGAAAATCCCGTACGGGGGCCGCACGACACAAGCCATCGACATGCGCGCTTTTGCAATGGCTTCCGTCGCATCGACAGATGTTTTCTTGACGGCCATCGGCCGCTGGTTCTGAGGAGATACGCCATGATGATCTTGACTCTGACCCCGCAGCGCGGCCTGCCCGGCCAGCCGGAAACGACGATCCACGTCACAGGCGACGTGCTGACTGTAAATGGTATTGATTATGATCTGAGCGCAATTCCTGAAGGCGGTCAGGGTGTTCCGCAGGGGAGCCACCCGTTTTCTGGTCCGATCAGTCGCCAAAACGGAGACCTTTATGCTACTGTAATTGTTCAACTTGATGATACCGCTGAATTTAATCAGCCCAATAATCTTTGGGTTGTTTCTGTTGAAAGTGGGCCTGTTACTATTCCTGCTGTTCGTAAACCTGCTGAACCGTAGTTTAGTGAAGAAGAATAATAGGTGTAAAAATGGCTTTTATGCTAAATATTAAAACTGCTGAAGAGCGTCAAGCTGAGATTTTGGCTGCTATTAAGGCAAAAATTACTTCTGCTGTTGATGCTTACGTTGAAGCTAAGGCAGTTGAACTCGGCTATAACTCAGCCGCAAATATTGCTACATATGTTAATTCAACCGTGCCAAAGTGGGCTGCTGAAGCAAAAGCTTTTGTTGCTTGGCGAGATGCTGTTTGGCAGGTTGTTTTTAACAAGCTAAAAGAAGCAGAAAAAAATAATGTACAGTTGGATGTAGACGAAGTTATGTCTGCGCTCCCTCCATATAAAACATAAGTTTATTGTAATGCCTAGAATTCAAGAACTTGTGGTTTGTCCAAAAGACGTTTGGACAGAACTGACTAATTCTAACACATCGGCTGTTACGTTTCAAGTTATTAGTGGTTCTATTGAAGTTCGTGGTACGGCGGGGGCTGTCCCTCCCGCCGCAAACTCTCATGGTTATCGTTATCATGCTCATGTCACTAGCGATCAAGAAGGACAAAATCAAGTTAAATTGGTTCTAACTGATTTTGCTGTTGGAGCTAATAGACTTTATGCTAGGCCAATTAATGGTCGTGTTGCTAAGGTTGTTGTAGATCACGCTTAAAAGTATATATTATGGCGTATAAAACACCAGCTTGGCAGCGTAAAGAAGGTAAAAATCCTGACGGTGGATTGAACGCCAAGGGTAGGGCTTCTGCTAAACGTGAGGGTATGAATTTAAAGCCCCCTGCACCGAATGCAAAGCCTGGTACTAAAGATTGGAAGCGTAAAAAGAGTTTTTGTGCTCGTAGTGCTGGGCAAATGAAGATGTGGCCTGAGGCAGCTAAAGACCCGAATAGTCGTTTGCGGAAAGCTCGCCGTGCTTGGGGTTGTTAAAATTAAAGGTAGTATGTTGTGAACGAATACGTTCGTAATACTGGCCATTTTATTTTTGAAGAAGCTAAAAAGACTTTAGCTCGTGCATTTATTTGGATTATTATTACTTTGGCGTTGTTTATTTTAACGCCATTGTGGGATAGACTAAAAATAATTTGGCGTAGTACTGAAGATATTGCTGCAATAAAAAATGATTTACATCAACTACAACAAGATTTAAATGGTCTTCGTATAGATGTTGCTCGTGCTAATGGTGAAGATAGAGTGATCCGGCAATTGCCGGGTCTTTCTTATGTGGCGGAGCCTGTTTATCGTGGTGATCCAGTAGTTTTATATTTAACTATTCAGCGAACTCGTCTTGGTGCATATTGTCAGCTTGTAGAAGCAGTTTCATTATTTACAGATTTTAGTGGAGCTACAATATCTAGTTCTATATCTTCATTAGTTCATCCTTTTGGTACTGATCCTGTGCGTTTGCGTTTGGTTTTGCAGCAGCCTTCAGGTTTACTGGCTGGACGTATTGAACTTTACTTACTTCTTCAATATGATTGTAATGGTGTTAAAATATTGGATCGTACTGATACAGTTGTATATAATTTGATTGAAAGGACCGAATAATGAAGC